CTACCAAGCGGAACTCAGCGACCCCGACTGCCCAGACCGCATGGAGGTTTTTTCGGCTGAGGACGACGAGGACGCGCTTCGGCAGGCTTACGATTACTGCGAAGGCGAGATTGTCTTGCTCGAACTCTTCCAATTGGACGAGAATTACAATACAGTCCGCTCTGTGGAGATTACGCCAAGAGCCGACCGCTTGACCATCGAAATACCCCTTGACGGTTTCACACCCGAAAAACTCGACAACCTCGTCAAACTGGTTAACGCCAAAGCCCCGCTCCTCAAAGCGGCGCTCGGTGCGGATGACCTACCGATTAAACAAACAGCCGACACGCTTCAGTTCCCTTGGTTCAAGGGCGAGGATGCAATCGACGGCGACCATGCCGACGCCTACGCCTCGCTGGTCAGCCTGCTCTGCAAGACGGCGATTGAAAAGAAACGGGTTACGGCAAAGGAAAAGGATACACCCGACAATCCGAAATACGCCATGCGGTGCTTCCTGCTTTCCCTCGGCTTCATCGGCGAGGAATACAAGACTGCTCGGAAGATTCTGCTTTCAAGGCTTGAAGGTAACTCAAGCTGGAAGAATGGCAAAAAGGCTGAAACGGAGGTGACGGGTGATGAGTAACTTCATTTCAAAACCCGCCCTCGAAGCGCGGCGGGCAAGGTACGCAAACGGCGCACGAGTAGAATTGGTCAGCATGAGCGACCCTTATACCAAGCTAAAGCCCGGCGACCTCGGCACGGTGGATTTTGTGGACGACATTGGTACGGTCTTCATCATCTGGGACAGCGGTTCACACCTTGGCGCGGCTTATGGCGAGGATGAGATACGGCTGCTTTCTAAAGCCGAAGTCATAAAGGAACAGTGCCGTAAGGTGGCGGCGACGGGTCGCACAAATATGTTTGACACTAAGGCGGCGTTCGAAATTGCTCTGGAGATGGATTTCCATGAACTGGCTGACTTCATCTTTATGAACACAAAAGCGTACTCGACCCTGATACTGACAGGCGAACTGAGTGACGCCGATATTATTGAATTGTAGGAGGTTTACACAATGTGGAGTGAAGGGATTATCGCCTGCCCATCGACGGGCGGCAAGTACAAATACTGGGTCAAGCATTTTGAGGAAGGCTCCCAGTTCGGTATCGACGGCGGCAAGGTCAGCAAGCTGACAATCCGAAAGGTCGGCGAAACCAAAGACCTCGCAAATTATGACAGGGGTTGGGACATCGAACCCACCGAAGAGGTAACGGTGGTCTACGCCATCATCATGCAGAAATACAACTAACCACGAAAACAACCGAGGACAGCAACCCCGACAGGGGCTGTCTCTCGTACAAATAGATTTTGAAGGACTTCATTTGAGGTCTTTTTATTTTGCGCGGAAGGAGGACGGCTCATGCCCGAATACAAACATACACCCACACCGCTGATGCTTCCGACCAGTCGATATGACGAACGGCGGGCGGACTTTGCGGTCAACTTCATATCCATGCTCAAGCATACCACGGGCGAGTGGTACGGAAAGCCGTTCCACCTGATGCCGTGGCAGGAACAGATTGTCCGTGATATTTTCGGCATCGTCGGCGAGGACGGTTACCGCCAGTTCCGCACAGCTTATGTCGAGGTCGGTAAGAAGAACGGCAAGTCCGAACTGGCTGCGGCAATCGCTCTCTACCTCCTGTTCGCTGACGGTGAAGCGGGTGCAGAAGTTTATTCTTGTGCCGCCGACATCAATCAGGCGAGCATTGTGTTCAACACCGCCAGAGCGATGGTAGAGCAATGCGGAGATTTGGCAAGGCTGGCAAAACTCATCCCCTCCACAAAACGGATTGTGTTTGGGCATACCAATAGCTTCTATCGGGTGCTGTCATCGGAAACCAAGTCCAAGCAAGGCTTCAACGTGTCGGGTCTTATCTTCGATGAGTTGTTCGCACAGCAGACCCGCGATTTATTCGACACCATGACCAAGTATACAGGCGATGCAAGGCGACAGCCGCTCTACTTTCTCATCACCACGGCGGGCAGGGACAAAACTTCGATATGTTACGAAATCCACCAGAAAGCCAAGGCGGTATTGGACGGCTCGAAGATAGACCCCAGCTTCTATCCCGCCGTATTCGGCATAAACGAAAACGACGACTGGAACGATGAAGCCGTCTGGCAGCGGGTCAATCCATCCATCGGCGTGACGATTCCATTTGAAACCGTGCAAGCCGCCTACGAACAGGCGAAGCAAAACCCCGCCGAGGAGATGCATTTCCGGCAGTTCCGTTTGAACGAGTGGTGTAACGCCGATATCCGCTGGATGCCTATGGATAAATGGGATGCCTGCGGTGAGGATATAGACTTTGACGAATACGAGGGTCGGGATTGCTATTGCGGTCTCGACCTTTCAAGTACGGGCGACCTTACGGCACTGGTGCTGGTGTTCCCGCCGGTTGACAGCGATACCAAATACACGGTTATGCCGTTCTACTGGCTGCCAGAGGACGTTATTGACTTGCGGACGCGGCGAGACCATGTGCCTTATGCCGTCTGGCACAAGATGGGCGTGTTCAATACTACAGAGGGCAACGTGGTGGACTACGATTATATTGTAGCGTTCATCTCCAAGCTGTCCGAGCGGTTTCGGATTCGGGAAATTGCCTATGACCGCTACGGTGCTGAGAAGATACGCCGTGACCTTGAGGAACTTGGCGCGGAGCATGGGTTCACCGTATTTCCATTCGGGCAGGGCTTTATCTCCATGTCGCCGACCTCAAAGGACTTCTACCAGTTCGTGATGGAGGGGAAAATCCGGCACGGCAAGCATCCCGTCCTCGACTGGAACATGGGCAACGTCATCGTTGACCAAGATGCGGCGGGTAACATCAAGCCCAACAAACAGAAGTCGACGGAGAAAATAGACGGCGTGGTCGCGCTGATTATGGGGCTTGCGAGAGCGACCCTCGGCGGCGGTGTCGACTCAAGCGTCTATGACGAGAGGGGGTTGTTATTTATATGAGTATATTTTCAGGGCTGTTCCGTTCGCGGGATAAGCCTAATAATAAAATCGGCGGCTGGAGTTTCCTGTTCGGAGGCACATCAAGCGGCAAAGCGGTCAATGAGCGGACGGCGATGCAGACCTCGGCGGTTTATGCCTGTGTCCGCATCCTTGCCGAGTCGGTGGCTGGGCTTCCGCTCCATGTGTACGAACGGTCGGCAGGAGGAAGCAAATCCACCAAGCCGTCCCATCCTATCTACCGGCTGCTTCATGATGAGCCGAACCGCGAGATGACTTCATTTGTGTTCAGGGAAACGCTGATGAGTCATCTTTTACTTTGGGGAAATGCCTATGCACAGATTATCAGGGATGGCAGGGGTTTCCCGATTGCCCTCCATCCGCTTCTGCCGGACAGGATGGCGGTCGAGCGCGATAACGGCGGCGACCTTAGATACACCTATCAAAGTGACAAGGGTGAGGTTAAATTGCGGCGAGAGAACATCTTGCACATCCCCGGCTTGGGCTTTGACGGGCTTATCGGCTATTCACCAATTGCGATGGCGAAAAATTCTATTGGCATGGCGCTTGCTACTGAAGAATACGGCGCGGCTTTCTTCGCCAACGGTGCGAACCCCGGCGGAGTGTTAGAACACCCCGGTGTGGTGAAAGACCGTGACAGACTCCGTGAGTCGTGGCAGTCGCAGTTTTCGAGAGCGAACGCCCACAAGATAGCGGTTCTGGAGGAAGGGCTCAAATTTAAGCAGATGTCCATACCGCCTGAACAGGCGCAGTTCCTTGAAACTCGGAAGTTCCAAATAAACGAGATAGCGAGGATATTCCGAGTGCCGCCCCACATGGTCGGGGATTTAGAAAAATCCTCGTTCAGCAACATAGAGCAGCAATCCTTGGAGTTCGTTAAATATACCCTCGACCCTTGGGTGGTCAGGTGGGAGCAAAGTTTACAGCAAGCCCTCATCCTGCCGTCTGAAAAAGACAGGATTTTTATCAAGTTCAACCTCGACGGTCTGCTTCGCGGAGATTACCAAAGCCGTATGCAAGGCTACTCCACGGGCATTCAAAACGGCTTCATGTCGGTCAACGACGTGCGCGGCTTGGAGGATATGAATCTGCTGACAGCCGAGGAAGGCGGCGACCTGCACTTCGTCAACGGCAACATGGTCAAGCTGGCTGATGTCGGCGCTGCTTACAAACCAAAAGAAACGGAGGACACGAGTTAATGGCAAAAAACAAGAAATTCTGGAACTGGGTGAGGGATGAGACTACAAACGAGCGCACCCTCTACCTCGACGGGGTCATTTCCGAGGACACATGGTGGGGCGACGAAATAACGCCAGCGATGTTCAAATCGGAACTGTTCGCCGACAAGGGCGACATCACCATCTGGCTGAATTCGCCCGGCGGGGATTGCATCGCAGCAAGCCAAATCTATGCCATGCTGATGGATTACCCGCACAATGTCACGGTCAAGATTGACGGTATCGCGGCTTCGGCGGCAAGTGTGGTGGCGATGGCAGGGACTTCGGTGCTAATGGCTCCCACCGCTTTGATGATGGTGCATAACCCGCTGACCATTGCCATTGGCGACAGCGAGGAAATGCAAAAGGCAATTGATATGCTTGCCGAGGTCAAGGAAAGCATCATCAACGCTTACCAAATCAAGACAAGCCAGAGCCGGGTTAAAATCTCCCACTGGATGGACGCGGAAACATGGATGAACGCAAACAAGGCAATGGAACTGGGCTTCGCCGATGGCGTTCTGGAAGACAACAAGCGACAACAAGCCACCCCGACCTACGCTTTTTCAAGGCGAGCGGTCACCAATTCCCTGCTTGACAAGGTCAAGCCCAAAGCAAACCCCGAACCAACTAAACCAAATGAACCGCAAGGCATCCCTGTTGAGTCGCTGGAGAAGCGGCTCAATCTCATTCAACACTAAAAATATGGAGGTAACTGACAATGAGTAAAATTCTTGAACTGCGCGAGAAGCGCAACAAAATCTGGAACACCGCTAAGGAGTTCCTCGACCAAAAACGCGGCGAGAACGGGCTTGTCCCACCTGAAGCCGCCGCCGAGTACGACAAAATGGAAGCCGACATGGTGGCACTCGGCAAGGAAATTGAGAGGCTGGAACGCCAAACGGCATTTGACATTGAGATGGCGAAACCGACATCTTCTCCTATCTTGGGCGCGCCGACCAAGCCCGCTGAAGCCAAGACCGGCAGGGCTTCCGACGAGTACAAGACCGACTTTGGCAATATCCTGCGTGGCAAGCCGCCTATCAACAATGTGCTGAGTACGTCTCCCGATACAGACGGCGGCTACCTCGTTCCTGTGGAGTTCGAGCGACAAATTGTGATGGGACTTGAGGAAGCCAACGTCATCCGCAGAATCGGTAAAGTCATCACTACTTCAGCAGAGCGCAAAATCCCAATCGCTGCTACGCAATCAATCGCTAAGTGGACGGCTGAAAACGCTGCGATTACTGAAAGCAGCCCGACTTTTACCCAAAAGACCATCGACGCCTTCAAGCTGACCAACCTTATTAAAGTCAGCGTAGAACTGCTGCAGGATTCGATGTTCGACCTCGAAAGCTATATCGCCGCCGAGTTCGCTCGTGCGTTCGGCGTGGCCGAGGAAGAAGCGTTCTGCATCGGAACCGGCACGGGTCAGCCTTCGGGTATTTTTACAGCTACTGGCGGCGATGTTGGCGTGACGGCGGGTTCAGCCACGGCAATCAACACTGATAACCTCATCGACTTGGTGTATGCCCTTAAGAGTCCGTACCGCAGAAACGCCGCTTTCCTTATGAGAGACATCACCGTTTCGGCAATCCGTAAACTCAAAGACTCCAACGGGCAATACCTCTGGCAGCCGTCGGTACAGGCTGGAGAACCTGACAGACTGCTCGGATACCCGCTCCACACCTCGCCTTATGTGCCAGTCGCCGCGGCGAACGCTCTGCCGGTGGCATTTGGCGACTTCTCCAACTACTGGATAGCCGACCGCATGGGACGTACCGTCCAGAGACTGATTGAACTCTATGCCGGTAACGGTCAAATCGGGTTCATTGCCACTCAGAGGGTAGATGCAAAGGTTATCCTTTCCGAAGGCATCCAGCTTTTGAAGATGGGTGCTTAATCAAAATGGAGGGAGGCGACTGCGATGACGCCAACGGAATTGTTATCGAAAGTCAAAGAAAACCTGATATTGACGCACGATGAAGACGACGCACTGCTCCTGCGGCTCATCGCCGCCGCCGTGAATTATGCCGAAAGCTATCAGCATCTCACTGAGGGATTTTACACCGAAAACCCGATGCCGCCCACCACCGAGCAAGCGGTCGTCATGCTGTCGAGCCATTTTTACGAAAGCAGGGATGGTTCGACGGGCGGCTTCTTTGCAGACAGCGTGGCGGCGGGTCAGCAGGTTTGGAACACGGTCAACACTCTTTTGCGGCTTGACCGACTGTGGGGTGTTTGATTATGGGCTACGGCAAAATGAACACGTTTATCAATGTCATTACGACCGAACCCACCAAGGATTCGGAGGGCTTTGTCACCAAGGGCGATAATGTCCTCGCGTCTGTCAGGGCTTACAGGGAAGTCCGCAACACAACCGCGAAATGGGAGCGGATAATCGGCAACGCCGCATTTTCAAGTGTTACAGCGATGTTCCGCTTCCGTAAAATCCCCGGCTTGACCGTTACGACTTCGCATTTCCTATCTGACGGCGAAAGTCGTTATAACATCGTCAGCGCGGAGGACGTGCGTGGGCGTGGGATGTACGTCGAGGTTCTCGCTGAAAAACTGGAAGGGACGGTGATGTAATGGCAAAAGTAGAAATCAAGATGCCGGAGGATTTCCTCCTGAAACTGTCCCGGCTCGGCAGCCAGACCGACACGATTATCCCCAAGGTATTGGAGGCGGGCGGCGAGGTCGTGCTTGCCAAAGCGAAAAGCAACCTCTCATCCGTAGTCGGGCGCGGTACGAAAGTAAAGAGCCGCTCCACTGGCGAGTTGGAACGCTCCCTCGGTCTGTCCAAAGCGAGGCAGAACCGCAAAGGCGACTGGGACGTGAAGGTCGGCTTCGCCGAACCCCGGCGCGGCAAGGGTCAATCCAACGCTAAAATCGCAAACATCATCGAATATGGCAAACATGGGCAACCGGCAAAGCCTTTCATGAAGCCCGCTCGAACCCAATCAAGGAATGCCGCTATCAATGCGATGAAGGAGAAGTTCGAGCAGGAGGTGGAGCGTCTATGAGCATATTGCTGGAACTAAACACGCTGCTTTCACCTATTCTTCCTATAGAGACAGGGATATTCAGCGGCGTACCGCCCGACGAGTATATAGTCCTCACGCCAATGACGGACAGCTTCGCTTTATTCGGCGATAACGAACCGCTCATTGACGTGTCCGAGGTACGGATTTCCCTGTTTTCCAAGGGTAACTACGTCAAAAGGAAGAACCAACTCACCGCCGCCCTGCTTGGGGCGGCTTTTACAATAACCGACCGCCGCTACATCGGACATGAGGACGACAGCGGCTACCACCACTTCGCCATAGACGCGGCGAAAGAATACGAAACGGAGGATTATTGATATGGCTACAATCGGGCTTGATAAGCTCTACTACGCGCCTATTACCGAAGCACCGACCACCGGGTATGAAACCTACGGCGAGCCAGTCATGTTGGCAAAGGCAATCTCGGCTGAACTTTCCATTGAACTTGCGGAAGCAACGCTCTGGGCGGACGATGGGGCCGCCGAAATTATCAAGGAGTTCAAAAACGGCAAGCTGACCCTCGGCGTGGACGACATCGGCAAGAAAGCCGCAGCCGCCCTGACTGGGGCGACCACAGACGAAAACGGAGTCCTAATTTCGGCTTCCGAGGACGGCGGGGAATCCGT